CTTGCTATGTGGGCCGTGCCTAGCTTAGGTCAGGTCTCATATTTAAATGACAGGTCGTAATGGACTATCATTTAAATACTTTTGATCCTGATTACTAACCCAGGCTGTCGACAACATCTCGATACCTCATTTCAACATGTTCGTTGGTCATGATGTTTATCGTTACTTCATCCTTCTTAAGAGGGGAGTATTACCTCCATATACCTCTTAAGTTCTGTACTGATCTCATTATATTACCCAGTCTTTGATCTAAAGGACCAAGGATATGGGTAATAAAATCTAACCCCACCTGGTGAGGGTTATTGATATGTAGAATCTGATCTAAACCATAGAAGGTTAAATCAGATGTCACTACATTCCATCCTGCAAGTATGGTACTTATAGCGGAGCTCACAAATGCTCCAGTCGTTAAAGCGTGAACCGCGGACTCAAGAAGAGCCCAAGGTAATACATTAAGCGAAACTATAAGATTCCATACACCGGCAGGATCGGGTATCAAGAACCACATCAACTGTGGTAGAGAAAAGTTATCATACAGAATCATTAGTGGATCCATAAAACAGATCACTAATGCTTGAGTGATGAAAGTACCTAGTATTGCTACGGGGTGAGATAACCCCATGACTAGCAATGCGGCTTGAGTATGGGCCCAAATCAGTTTAATAACCGAAAGGACTTTAACTGTCGCCCATAGGCCGAATAGACCAACCATTCCTTTAAGACCTGAGTAGAGAAAGGTATTCCACCATAGATAGTGGACACCAGGTAATCAGCTATGCACATAAACATGTGCACCGTCCCAGTTACGGGACTATACCAATGTGGTATTAAACAGCTGAACCACTCCAACCAGGTTGAAGGAATTTCATGTTGAACCCCAAGTCCCCCTAATAAGGCGGCAGTATGAGCTGTTCCTAAGACAGATAGCAATTGTGGAACAAGAGTTACAACAAAGAACTCTGGATTCGCAACAATAGCTAAAGACACTGCGATCAGGGTCAAACCTGAAAGTAGTGCTATCCACTCGCCGACATACAAGATGAAACTTGTCATCGGATAGAAGATACTAAGGAATTTAACA